TCATGGCGTGTCCCCCTCTGCATCGATGACCGGCTTCGGATAGCGTTGCTTGACGCCCTGGCATTGCGCCACCCATTGCGTCACCTCGACGGGCAGCGCCTGGCCCGACGCCTGCAGGTGCGAGGCGAACTTCATGATGGCGTCGAGCTGGTCGCCGATGGCGGGATAGGCGCGGGCGCGCAGCGGCGCGTAGGGTTCATAGTGGCGGATTTTCAACGGTGAACTCCTTGTTGAGATAGGGCCAGGCTTCGACGATGACGAGATAGCTTCCAGGCTGAGCGAACTCCAGCTCGGCAACCCGTTCTGTGCACGGATAGCCGCTATCGCCAATCCTGATGAAACAAGGGACCGGCAGTTCGGTCAACGTCAGGCCGGAAAGCGTCGCCGGACTCTGTGGCCTTGGCGTCAGTTTTCCGTCCATCACGCATTGCACGTCGGGGTCTCCAGCCCCTTCCACCCAGAACTGTTGATTGTGCCGACCAGTCGCCACCACGCAGTCCAGCGGACCAGTCATCACGCCAACAATCCGACCCTCAGCGTCATAGAAAGAAGCGGTTTTCATATCATTACCTCTTGGTCATCAGTACGATCAATCGCAGCGGCGCGCCGCTCGCGTAGCTATGTGCCGAATTGACCGTGATTACCGAACTACCAGCAGGCAGCGTCTTTACTGCCATCACCGATAACGGCATCGTGTTGTAGAGCAGGCCCCCGCCCTCATTCGGGGTCGTGGAGGTGTACGCGGGGTCGACCCGATCGATTTCCTCGCCATTCGCGTAAATCCTCAGTGCGGTTGGTTGGGAGGGATAGCCCCCTCGATACGCAATGATGACTGCCGGCCCCTCCACATTGCTGACCAAGACAACCGAGCCCGAGTTTGTCCCCGCCCACGACACGGGAATCGTGACCGCATTTCCCGCGATCGACAGGGTATCCACCTGCGCCTCACGGATGTGTGCCCGCGATATGTACGCCTTGTCAAGGTTCGCCAATTTGGCGGTCAACGCATTCGCATCCAATCGATCTACGCTGATGTAGCCCGCATCGATCTTCCCCGCGTCCAGGCTACGAATCATCGCGTTGGTTATCCGGCTCGTGCCGATCACTGCGTCATTGATGAACGTCTGCCCGTTTTCGATAACAAACGGCGTCGTGGTCGCGCCATTCGCCTGGTTCAGCAGCGCCAACCGATCCGCGAGGAAATACACCGCTGTCTGCATGCTCCCGTCGGGCTGGGAATAGGCGCCTGCCGACATGCCCGCGGCGTAGATCTTGCCGTCCTTCGCAACCTGGGCCTTGATGCTCCAGGTGGCCTTGAGCTTGCCATCCACGTCCACCAGCGCATTGCGCGTCTCCTCGACACCCGCGGCGGCACCGTTGGCGGTCGCTAGCACGGTATCGACGCGCGAGGACAATGCCCCATCGGCATCGGCCCGCTTGGTCTCCTCCGCCGTGATCGCGGCGCGGGTCTCATCCAGGGCGCTGGTCAGGCCGTCGATGGTGCCGGTCAGTTCCTGGGCCAGTTCGTCGCGGCCGATCTTGCCGTTCAGGTATTCCAGTATCTCGCTGGCTTCCCAACTGGACTCGCCCATCACGCCCTGGTCGCCCGGATACCAGGCGCCGATCTCGCCATTGAGCGCGACGATGCGCCCCCAGAAGTAAAAGCGCTTGCCGGCCGCCAAGCCCATCAGGGTATGGGCGTTTTGCGGAAAAGCGAAGTCGCCCAGCTTGATGGCGCTGGCGCGGTCGTTGGACGCGCTGTACCAGATCTCGGTGCGCTGCGCGGTAAACCGCCCTTCCGGGAAGGCCCAGCGCAACTCGATGCCGAACACCAGGGATTTGGTGGTCAGCAGGGCCAGCGCCGGCGGCGGCGCGATATCGCCTTCAAGCGCCGTTTCGGTGGAATTGGCCCACACCGACGAGATGTCCGACACATTGATGGCGCGCACCCGCGCCACATAGGCGCCGGCGCGGATGTCCGGCAACTCCAGCGTCAGCGCGCCGGTGCGGCCGGCCTCGACCCAGTCGGAGTTGTCACGCCGCCATTGCACCTGGTACGCGACAGCCGAAGGCGCCGCATCCCAGCTGATGACGCCCACATGGCGCGCGATACCCTGATCGATCACCGAACGCGAGGCCAGCCGGATGTTCACGGGCGCGGACTGCACCGACGGCGGCACCACGGTGATCGGCTTGGGATCCAGGCGGGTGCCGAAGTCGACATTGTCGAACTTGCCCGGCTCGTGCTGAACAGCGGCAATCTCGGCCACCAGCCCCTGCTTGCGCTTGACGCTCAGCACACGGAAGGTTTGCGCCGACAGGGCCTCGGATTCCAGCGTCCAGACGCACTCGGCCTCGGGTGCCTGCGAGAACGGCGTCGTCACGGTGATATGCAGGACCGTGCCCGGCAAGCCCACCAGGTCCGCCGTCAGCTCGGTCGAGTCCACGGTAAAGGCGGTGTTGTCCACCGTCAGGCCGGTGCCCACCGCGGTGGCGACCACGCGCGTCTCGGACAGTCCATTAGGCAGGTTGACGGTCAGGCGGTCGCCCGGCCTCACCCCCAGTTCGGCATCCACTGTGATCTTGCTTACCGAACCCTCGCGAATGCGGCCGCCGATGCGGCGGCCCGCCAGGTGCTGATCCGCCACGCGGATGACACTGCCGGGCCGGACGCGGCAGGCGTCCAGGCCGACCGAGAAGGTGACCGAGCGCGTTTCCGAATTGGAAGTCAGCAGCATCCATTTGCCGATGCGGTGGGCCTGGCCACGCGAGGTGCAGCCGAACCCCGTCACCTCGACCTGCTGGATGCCATAGCGTGCAATGCCTTCGCGGTTCTCGACATATTCGACCTTCTGGCGGCCCATCTCGGCCATGTCGTTCCAGGACACCAGCGCCACCGTATAGCGCGTGGTCAACGCCGAGCCGACATAGTTGAAGCGCCCATCGACCACGTTGGCCGACGAGAAGGTGTAGACCGGATCGCCCGGCATGTCGGCCGAGGCGAACACGGCGGCGTTGGCCCAATAGGCCATGCCGCGAAAAACGGAAGCGAAGTCCTGCACCACCCGATAGGCGTCGGCGGCCTGCTGCAGATAGACGTTGCAAGTGAAGCGCGGCTCCTTGCCGCCGAAACCATCGTCGACCATCTCGTCGCAATAGCGGCCGATCTGGTACAGGCCCCACTTGTCCAGCCAGCCGGCGGGCACCCGCGTGCCCAGGCCGTAGCGGTCGTTGCTGACCAGGTCGTAGAAGACCCAGGCCGGATTGTTGGTCCAGGCCAGCTTGAAGGTGCCGTCCCACACGCCGTCATAGCTGCGCAGGTCGGGATGATAATTCGACGGCACGCGGATGATGCGCCCGCGCACGTGATAGGCGCGCGTTGGAATGCTCTGGAACTGCGAGGCGTCGATCTTGATGCCTACCAGCGCGGACATGGGATAGCGCAGCTTGGCATCGATGACCTCGGTGACCGTGTCCACCACTGTCCGGTCGGAAATCGTGTTGCTGTTGGCATTGGGCGTGATGCGGCGCACGCGCAGGGTCCAGCCCTGACGCGCGCGCGGCAGGTCGATGCGATGCGAGCGCGCATAGCGCTGCGTGGTCTTGCCGTCGAAGGCGCTGGACAGCACGGTCTGGTAGCCGGCGCCGTCCGTGTTCAGTTCGATCACGTATTCAACGCGATAGCCGTTGATGTCGCCGTTCTTGGTGTCCGCACGGCTCAGGCCTTCGACCGCCAGCGTGACGCGCACGGCCGAGGCCTGCAGGTTGGTGAACAGCCGTGTCCACGGCTGGCTCGATTTGAGCTCGGCGCTGACGCCGATCGTGCTTTCCGACGCGGGAAAGCCGGGCAACGGGTCCTGCAGTTGCGTGCCGGTGCGAAAGTCGATGGATGCGCCGGTGAAGTTCAGCGAACCGTCCGCGTTGGCCACGGGGGTGCCATTCAGGTAGACGTCGCGCAGGGCATTGTCCATGCCATGCACGGGGCCGTAGATCTCGCCTTCGCCCAGCAGGTCGATGACGCGCGCATAGGCGGTGCTGTGCAGGCTGTCGGGCGATTCCACCGGCGTGCGGCCGCCGCCGCCGCCCTTGCCCTTGTGGCCGACCAGCGCCGCTTCCTCCGGCCGCCCCTTGCCGGCAAAAGAAAAGGCGCCCGCGGGCGCCTGGTTCCTGATTCGATGTCGTTGTTTCATACGTGGTCTTCCGAATAAATGCCCGCGGAGATCGTGGCGCTGCCGACGAACATTTCCCCGTACAGCAGGGGCACGGGATTGCCTTGGGCAGTGGTGTTCACCGGGCCGTTGAAGTTGTAGGACGCACCGTTTTCGGGGCGGTCCCTGGCGCTGAGCTGCCGTTGCTGCGGCGACAGCATCTGGGCCACGCCGCTCAGCATCATCGACAGGCCCATGGAGGCCGTGGCCTGCAGCAGCCCGCCGGCCTGGAACGCCGCCGTCAAGCCGCCGCTGTAGATCGCGGCCGCGGCGATCAGCACCGCGCCCAGCACCGTCTGGAACAGTCCGCCGTTCTTGGCGCCCGCCAGCATCGGCGCGATGCGGATGGCGTCCGAACCCACCGGATGCCGCAGTTCGTCTTCCGACAGATTGCGACGGCCGGCGAAGCAGGCAAAGCGCACGCCGCGCCGCTCGCTATCCAGCAGGGCCCGCTCGAACCCCGGCAACAGGGCGCACAGCGCGCGCACCGCCTCGGCCGGGCTGGCCACCGCCAGGCGGTGTTCGCGGCCAAAGCGCTTGCCGAGCCAACCGTACAGCCGCACCAGACGCACCTTGTCGCTCATGTTTCTTCTCCATAACGCAATACCAACCGGGTCGCTTCGCGCCAGAACCCGCCGTAGACGACCCGCTCGGAGTCGCGTCCATACAGGTGATGCAACATTGCGTCAGGCAGCGGGAACAGGTCCGGCGCCTCGCGCAACGGCTGCGCGCCCAGAAAGACACCCGCGTGGTTGGCGCGATCCGAGCGCACCTGCATCACCACCACGTCGCCCGGCGCCAGCGTCTCATGCGACGCCAGGGGCCGGAAGCCGGCCTCGGCGTAGTGCTCCATGTAGAGGTCACCCGCTCGCCCGCGTTCCCACCAGCCATCTTCGCGCGCAAAATCCCGCAACGTGATGCCACGCTCGCGCGCATACCAATCGCGCACCAGTGAATAACAGTCCAGCACCCCATGCGCGAACTGGCGGCCCAGCAACGGCGCCCGGAAGCCCTCCGGCGTGAAGCCCCGGATTTCGCCCGCGCTCACGCGCCCATCGAAGTCCTTTTCGACGGCGACGATGTACCACGGCAGGCCGGACGCCTCGCATGCGACCCTGTCCGCCTCGCTGGGAATGGCCGGCGCATCCGGGTGGGAATGCACCACCGCCACGATCCGGCCGCTTTCCTCGGCCGCGGCATAGTCTTCGGCCGACATGACGAAATGTTCTTCGCTGGCGGCCGTATTGCGGCACGGCACATACCATTCGCGCCGGCCGGCCTTGACCACCAGCCCGCAGCATTCCTGCGGATACGTCGCCACGCCATGATCGCGGATGGCCTGCATCGTGCGTTTGAGCATGACTATCCCCTGACCAGGTCGGCGGACGGGAAGCCGCCGAAGTTGATGATTTCGTATTCGCCGAAGCGCTTCTTGCAGTCGGACATCAGGCCCGAACAGCGGTCCAGCGTGGGATCGGTGACCGGCTTGCCGTCCAGGTCGAACATGCGGCTGCCGGTGTAACCGCAATAGGGGCCGCGATAGCCGCCCTTGCGCAGCCACGAACACACGCCGGCAATGATCGGGCGGTCGGGCAGCTTCTGGCCGTTGAAGTCCAGGGCGCTAGAGAGCGAGAATTCGACCACCTCGGCGGTTTCGGCGGTCTTTTGCTGCACCAGCCAGACTTCCTGCGGCAACTCTTCCTGCGGGTCGGCGGTGGGATTGCCCTGCGGGAAATTGACCGCATCCAGGTACTTCCCGAGCGTGCGACGCACCACCACGAGCGCGCCCACCAGGTCGTCCAGGTGGACGCAAAGCGCCGAGATCACCCCCACCACCGGCTTACCCTTGTCGTCCTGCCCAATGTTGCCCACGGACAGCGTCGGCGAGGGCTGCTGGCCCTCTCCCACCAGTTCGAACCCTTCGGCGCGGATGGCCCACGGATCGTACTGCTGCCCCTGCCACCAGATGGGTCCCACTTGCGTGTAGCCATGGAAACGCAGGACCTGGCCGCCGATGGCCGTCGCATCCAGCTCGAACAACTCGACCAATGCGCCGACTTCCAGCTTTTGAACGTCTGAATAAATACCCATTGCTATTCCTCTTCAGCCTGCCGTGGCGGTTGTCCGGACTCGCCGTCCCCGCCACGCAGGCGCTCGACCTGCCTGGTCAGTTCCTCGATACGCCGGTGCATTTCCTGCATGGCGCAGACCATGCGCGCGACCAGCTTGGAGCTGTCGACGCCTTGCAGCTTCATGCGTGGCGCGGCGCCGTGGACATCGGTCATGACCGCGTCCTTTTCGCCCGACACGGCCAGCGGCGCCACTTCCTGCAGTTCATGCGCGATGAAGCCATCCTGCGCGCTGTCGTCCATCACCATCCGGAACGTGCGTGGCCGCATGCGCAGCACGGACCGCAAGGCCCAGGCGCCGTCCATATCCTCGATGTCGTACTTCACGCGGTAGTCCGACGTGGTGTTGTACGAGGTTGCCGACGGCGAGGTCTGGATGGTGCCCACCAGCCCGCCTGCGGCGTTGGTGAATACGATGGGCGACGTGTTGTCCGCCTGCGGGCTATACAGTGTGCCGAAGCGGCTGCCGCCGCCTTCGAAGTTGATGGCCTGCCGCACCAGGTAATTGCGGCTGTATTCCGCGCCCAGGACCCAGGTGGCGGCGGTGTTGATGCGTCCGCAGTCATAGCCGATGACTTCGAATATCAGCGGCTGGTAGGCGCCCGTCCCGGTTCTGCCGCTGGTGATGTACGAGCCCGACGGAAAGCATTGCAAGGACAGCACGCTGGCGTTGGCGCCGCTGTCCTGCCACACGTTCACGCGGCTGCCCGCGGCGGCGGTGCCGGGTGCGACATTCAGGTTGCCCGTGCCCGACAGGCTCTGGAGGACCCCGCCCGCATTGGGACCAAAGCCCATCGCGCCGCGGATTTTCCAGGCAGCGGAATCAAACACCAGGTCCTGCGCCACGCTCGGATCGTATTTCGCGTAGGCCGTTCCATTCCAGCGGTGCCAGCCCGCGCCGTCGACGTAGATGTCGCCACAATCCGCGGTCGGCATTTGCAGTGCATTGCTCCAGCTGCCAACGGCGCGCCACGGTTGCCAGCCGCCGTTGGTGGTGTTGCCGTGGCGCACATAGCGGCGCGGCTTCTGGCCGGTGAAGAGCACCGACACTTCCTGGCAAACGATCCCCGCCGACAACCAATAGACATTCATGTAGCCAGCATTGACGGCGGCGCTGGGCGGCCAGTTCGATCCGGCCGACATGGGCGTCGCCGCGCCCCAGGTGTAGAACGTGTTGTCCGAGACCAGCGTGTTGGCGTCCGTCGCGGCGGTCAGGTAGACATGCGTCATCGCCTGATCGGCGCGGGCCTGTTCGAACCACGGCCCCCAGGTGGCGACGCCCGCGCTCTGGAAACGGTTGCGGATGAACTTGCGCGGATTGGCCAGCGTATAGGTGGTGTACTCCTGGTACACCGCGTTGTTGCTGCCGGTACCGAATTTCACCGACAGCAGGCCGGCCAGCGGCGCGGGATAGTTCGCCCCGGCCGCCGCGGCCGCATTGGTGTTCTGGCTGTAATCGCCCGGCGTAGCATAGGTATCCAAGTCATCCGCAGCGCCCAGCGGCCGCGCGTTGACGCCCGGGATCTGCGCCTGCGGCACCTTGCCGGCAGCGTCCAGTGTGGCAATGCCGCCCGGCGCCGCCAGTTGCCCTGAATCGACGCTGGCCACCCAGGGCGACCAGGTTCCGGTGATCAGCGAACGGTTATATACCTTGTTGCCATTGCCGGCGTAATACACCTGGCACACCCCGGAGGTAACGCTGGCGCCGCCCTGCGGCGAGGCAGACATGACCAGCAGGTAGCCCGACTGTCCGACCGGGAAATTGCTGCCACCGGCCGCGATCGCCGACGCGGCGACGGCCCACAGGCCCCGTTGCGTATAGCCGTTCAGATCCTGCGCGGCTGCCATCGATCCGGCATAGGACACCACGGTCGAGACGTCGGTCAGTTCCTTCCAGGCGGACCAGGTGGTCGCCGACACCCGCACGCGCCAGAAGCGCTGCATGGCGGCCGCGACATTGGTGCGGGTGGTGTAGACCTGCGCCACCGGCGTGCCGGTGGCCGTGACCTCAAGAAAGCCGACGTTGGCCACCGGATAATTGGCGCCCGCCGTGGCCCCCGCGATGGCGGACTGATAGAACGAACCCGGCGTGGCGTAGTCATTCAGATCGTGCGCGGTCGTCGGCAGGACGGCCGCAAACGCGCTCGGGATCTGCGCCACGGGCACCTTGCCATTCGCATCCAGCGTGGCCAGACCATTGGCGGCCCCTTTCTGCGACAGCGCCGGCAGCTCCTGCCAGGCGGCCCAGATGCCACCATAGAACGAACGCCAGAAACGACGCGAATAGGCGCCCGACCGGTACTGGGTGTATTCCTGGTATACGAACAGGCCGTCCGCGGAAGCCGCCACTTCCAGCAGGCCGGCGTTCGCGATCGGATAGTTGCTGCCCGTCAACGCGTTGGCGTTGGCGCCCTGGTGATAGCGTCCGGGGTTGGTCAGCGTGTCCAGGTCCACTGTCGCGCCAAGCGTCGACGCATTCCACAGGCCAGCCAGTCCGGACTGCACGTCGGCGAAGTTCGCGTTCACCTTCTGCATGGCCACGCGCAGCGGATCGCCCGCCTGGTCGTTGTCGGCCTTGCCGACATTGATAGCTTGTAGGGTTGCCATGGTGTCAGGGCCTGAAGACTTGTTGAAAGGTCACGGCCAGCGAGTACATCTCGCCGCCCATCGCGGTCAGGTCGTAATCCGTCGCGGTGTAGTAGCCAGGCTCGCCCAGCGGCGGTTGCCACTGGAAGGCCCGATACCCCTGGTGCCGGTCCAGGAATGCCACGATCGGCCCGACCTGGGCTCCCGAGCCGGAGAACTGCAGCGGCCACGAGGCCACTTTGCTGTTGATGCCGTCGGCCGCGGTCTGGCGGTACCCATCGCCGAACTGCGCGCTCAGCACGCGGAATTTGGTGCGGCCTTGCGGATTGATGCGCGGCGACCAGGTGAAGGTTTCGACTGCCATGCTCATGCCCCTGCTAAACGGTTGTTGTTGGCTTGCCAGGCCAGGCCGCCCTGGCGATACGATTGCGTCATGCGGCGGTCGACCAGCTGCGTGACGTATTCGCCGATCTGCTGGCCGAACTGCTGCCAGCCGCCCTCGCCCGATTCGCTCGAGGAACTGACCTTGCCGTCCTGCACGTAGACATTCACGGCCACGCCACCCGCGACCGGGTGGGTGTCGCCGCCCACATTCGGGAAGGCCGCGCGGATGCCGAGGGAGCCGTCGGCGCCGCGATGCAACGGCATGATGGCCTCGGGACCGGCTTCACCCATCACGCCCATGGGGAAGGCGACGGGGCTGGAGACCATGCCGTTGGTGAAGGCATTGCCCTTGGCGCTGGGGAAAAACGACAGCGCCGTTCCCCCGGAGACGAAGCTGCTGCCAACGGAAATCCCCCCAGCTGCCGCGCCGCCTCCGCCAAACAGATCCGACAGGAACGAACCCGCCTGGCCGATCCAGCCGCCCAGGCCGCCACTTGAGCCCGACATGAATTCCTTGCCCAGCAGCGTCTCCATCAGCTTGGCGGAGGCGGCCGATGTCACCATCTTCGCCACGTTGTCCAGGAACGACAGCCCCATTTTGTCGAATTTCTCGGAGACGAAGTCATACATCCTGGTGCCCAGGATGTCCTGGATCTTGCTCGCGCTGCCGCGCGCGGATTCCACCAGTTTGTCGCTCACGCTCGCCATGAAGTCGCCGTCTTTCTCGACGACTCCGAGACTGCGTCTTTCCTTGTCGTACTTGTCCTGGCTCAGCCTGCCGTCACCCAACGCCTGATCGAGCGCCGCCTGCTTCTGGCGTTTCTCCTCATTGGCGGCCGCGTTGGGATTCACGAGGCTCTGGATATACGCGCTCATCTTCACGTCGTTGCGCTGCTTGTCCAGATCCAACGCGCCAACCATCAGGCTGATCTTGTCACCGATGCTCTCGCCCGAGAACCTGCCGATGCTGGCCTCGACCTCCATCTTCCCGACTTCGGTATCCACGCCCAGCATCGCGCCGGCCTTCTTCATTTCCGCCAGCGCCTGCTCGACCGCCTCGGACCGGATCGCCTGGGCATGCTTGTTCAGCGCGTCCGTCGACTTTTTCTTGCTGTCGGTGCCCTTGTCGGTGGCGTCGTTGCTCTTCCGGCACTCGGTCGCGGCCCTCGCAACGGCGCTCTCCCATGCCCGCCGGGCCGCCGCGTTGCGATTGAGCTCGACGGTGTTCTGTCTGAGCGCCCTGTTTTCCGCCTCGATGTTCGCGGCGTTGTTGTTGTCTGCCATGGTCCTATACCTCACATAGATCCGCCTCCGGCCCGCTTGCGCGGGCCGGACACGTCGTCAAGACCCCTTCCTGACCTTCGACATCAGGAACGCCTTCAACGCGTCCGCCCCCGCTTCAGCGGGAGGTTCCTCGTCTTGCGCGCCCCAGCGCACCAGCATGTCGGCGGCGCGCACCTTGGCGCCGGCCGCCTGCGCCACCGTGGCGGCCAGGCTGGCCGTGAGCACGTCGGCCCGGTCGTCTCCCAGCGGAGACGTGCGGTCCCACTCGCGCCATAGCGACACTTCATGGGTGTCGATGGTGTCCATCAACTCGCCCAGCGTGCGCCCCAGTCGAAGGGCCAGGACCATCAGGAAACGGAGGTCTGGCGTTTCCTGGAGGGCTTTTTTGCGCGCGCCTGCGCTCCCTCCCCGAGGTTGCCCAGCTCGATCGCCTTGGCCACCAGCGTGGCGTGCGCCGGGCCGTAGGCCGCGGCCACGACGTCGACGTCTTCGTCGTCGAAGACACGGCGCGGCCCCTGTTCGGTCTGCTCGAACAGCGTGCGCACCAGCAGGCTGGCCGAGGCGCGGGTGTAGTCCACGCCCGGCGCGTCCAGCTTGGCGCGCACCACCTCGTTGTCCTCGCCCGGCAGCACGCCCGCCGCCGCCCAGATCGCGCGGATGTGGAACAGGTGATCGCCGGCGCTGGGCGCGCGCACGATGACGCGCGCATCCTGCCATTGCGGCACGGTCAGGGTTTCGTGGGCGAAGCCGGCCAGCGGATCGACCGCCAGGCCGCGCAGGCCAGCCGCGCGCGCGGAGGATTTGATCGACGTGTCCGTCATGGCGTTCAGCCCCCGTTGGCGGGCGCGTCGGTCAGCTTGACGGCGCCGGTGACGCGCACGTTGAACGTGGCGGACACGACGTTGTCCAGCTGGCCTTGCCACTGGTATTGCGTCACCAAGCCGAGGAATTCGAACTTGGCGCCGTCGGCGAAAGTCACGCGGAAGGCGCGGGTCTTCTTGTCGCTGCGCGCGGCCACCAGCGCCTTCTGGGCGGGATCGCCAGCCTTCCAGTTGCCGGCCATGCTGAAGGTGCCGCTGTCGTCCAGGCCCAGGGCGTATTCCTTGGCGGTGGACTTGAGCACGGTGACGTCGATCTCGGTGGTCTGGCCGCCCTGGAAGTTCGGGTCCTTGATGGTGATGGCCAGATCGGCATAGGTCAGGCCAGCGGCGCCCAGGTCTTCGGTGGCCGTGGTCGACACTTCCAGTTGCGTGCCCTGGGTTTGAACGAATTGCGAAACGGTAGTACCTGCCATTGCAGACTCCAATAAAAAAGCCCGCCAGTGGCGGGCAGCGGTGACCGCCACGGCAAACCGGAGCAGCCACGAAAAAGCCCCGCGGCGAATGCCGCGGGGCTGGATCGGTGTAGCGGAAAAATGGGAAGCAAGCCGCGCGGCACGCGCACAGCGCGGCATCGGTTCAGACGGCTCTCATAAAAAAACCCGCGGGTGCAAGTGCAATCCCGGCGGGCCGATTTGGTGCGGGCGCAACTTGCCCGACGACTCAATTATGCGGACGCGCCGCGCGCATCGCAAGGCTTGGCGCGATCCGCGTGTCGCACCTGCGCGGCGGTCACCAGCGCGCGCCGCCGCAAGGCGGGCAGCAACGCCGCCTTAGCCTCCTGGTAGGCCGCATGCTGCTGCGCGGGCGTGAGGCGCGGATTGCTGAAGACGCGGGCGCCGGCGGCCTTGTTGCCGGCATGCACGCCGATGGCGGAGCGCTGCTGCCACGGCAGTTCGTCGATGCACAGCTCGGTCTGCTCGCCACGGGTGGCGGCCAGACGGGCGTCGACGTCCTCGTCATCGTAGGCCTCGTCGGAAGTCATGCCGCGCGCGAAAGCCGAGACCCTGCCGACGCCCAATTGCGGCCGGTAACCGCGGCTCCAGTGGTACCACTCCATGATCAGTGCTTCGACCTGGTCAGATTCCTCTCGCGTCATGTCCTGCCCCTTCGGTTGCTGGCCGCGCGCGCCTTCCTGGCGGCCCGCCTGTGGCGCGGCCGGCCGCGCGGCCATCGAACGCGCGATCGCGGCGCCCGCCTGGGATGCCGCGGCGATCCAGTCCTGCGGCGCCCGCAGCGCCATGTTTCCTGCCTGATTCATTTGCCGCTCCTTGCTGTGGGATTCGATGGCGGCGCCCGCCGCCTGCGCGGGGTGCCGGGTGGGTGCCATGGAGGCACCGGAGATGCGGACGGGCGTTGCCGCCGTCCGGTCGGGTTGCCGGGAGAAGCCCTTTGGTAGCGATACGCTACCCACGCTTCCGTCTGATAACAGCACACGTTTTGGGTAATCCATGTGTAGAATTCTACAAATGTATAATCGTGATTTCAACACTTGTTGTTGCACAATTTTCCACAACTGTTTAGCGTCCCCGCCATGGCTCTCGGAAAACAAATCAGGCGCTACCGCGCCGCCCTCGGTCTCACCCTGGAACAGCTGGAAGCGCGCACCGGCGTGGGGGTCGGCACCATCGCCGCCCTCGAAGGGCGCGACAGCGAACGCTCCAAGTACGCGGCCCGCCTGGCGGCGGGGCTGGGGTTGTCGCTGGAACAACTACTGGACGAGGCGGCGCAATATCCCCCCGATGTGGTGCTGGCCGAGCCCGGCGGCGATCTGGCGCGTGCCGCCGACGATGCGGCGGGCGACCTGCGCATTCCGCGCTTCGACACCGGCGGCGCCATGGGCGCGGGGGTGGAACTGCGTGACCAGCCCGGCGTGATCCAGAGCCTGCGCGTCAGCCAGGAATGGCTGCACAAGAACCTGCGGCACTACACCGCGGCCGCCAACCTGTGCGTGGTGACCGGTTTCGGCGACAGCATGCGGCCCATGTACAACCCGGGCGATCCGTTGCTGGTGGACCTGGGCGTGGTCAAGGCCGACGTCGATGGCGTGTTCTTCTTTCGCGTCGGCAACGAGGGCTTCATCAAGCGGCTGCAACGCATTCCCAGCGCCCACGGGCTGCTGATCCGAGCCAAATCCGAGAACACCAAGTACGACGCCTGGGACATCACCGAAGACATGGACCTGCAGATCTTCGGCCGCGTGCTGAAGGTCTGGCGCAGCGAGGACCTGTAG